CTGTTGGTATTAGTTTTATGTTTACAACACTTCGGAATGTTTCATTGATTGTGTGTTTAACATCACGTTCACCGTCAAATCCTTTGCCGTTGAATATTATTCCGTTTGCATCATATATAAATTCGCCTGCATCTGGGTGTACATTGTCCCATACCCAACCGATACCTTTATGAATTGTAGTTTGTATTTCTCTCGTATAAGAATTTACTACAAATGATATTACCACTGCTAATAGTACAACTAGTGTGGTAGATAGTACCTTTTTCTTTTTCTTCGAATCCATTGGATTCCTCCATTCTATTGGCGAAATTCTCCACCATCAATTACTATACTCCCCTTGTTGTTGGCTACTTCTTCTTTTTCTAAAAGCAATTTAGTAAGGTCACTAACTATTTCATTTGCATCGTTTATAGATACTCTTATATCATTTTCTTTACGTAAGTTTGCTCTGTTTACGATTGATATAAATTCTTTTAGTTTTTTATACATCCTTACTTGCCTTTAATGCTTCGGCTTCTACTTCTGATTTTGACTTAAAAGGTCCTACAAATTCG